GTTCTGTTGATAGAATATAACAATTAACCCAACTTCCAGTTCGCATCTTTATTTGTTCCATCAAACATTCCCTTAATGCGAATGCTACTGGCTTTAGCCTATTAGGTTTTACATATCTATCATTAATACTGATTGCTTCCCATAGATTATCAAAATCTAATATTAAATCTTCTTGCCCATTAGCATTTTCCTTTACCCAGGAACTTTTTCCACTGCAAGACGAACCAACAATTAGATATACTGACCTTTTATATGAACAAAAGCGTTTTTCTAATTTATTATGGCATTTAAAACACACTATTTGAATATTATCTTCACTCAATGAAATGTTTGGATCATTTACATTTTCATCAGTCAATGGGATTTTGTTGTGGTGTGGAATTGTATCATTTCTCTTTAATAATACCTTTCCACATTCTTCACATTTTAATTCTCCGTATTGATTAATCCTTTTATGCATTAATAATGTTTTAAAATCATAAAACTCTTTGGAATTATAAAATTGCTTCTTATTTTGAAAATATCTCATAATCTTTAACTACTTTCATCTGGAGTACAATATAATTGGTTTTCATCAAGTTCTCCATTTGCTTTTAATGTTTGATATTGTTCTTCTGTTAGATAATTTATTGTTAATTTTTCTAAATTAGTTTCTGTCGCCATAACTAACCTCTAATCAGTTGTTTTTGTGTATTCTAATATAACGTAAGCTGTATGTGCACTTCTATCTTCACCAGTTCTTATTGTAACAACTATATTTCCACTTGTTGTTTCAGCATATAATGAAACACACTTTCCAAGCGTAGTTGGATGAACATAAGGGAGAAAATATTGAGTTGTTCCGTTTGTAGTAACACCTGAAGCTCTCGTTACAAATATTTCTCCTTGTGCAAATCCAGTTTGAACATAACCAATAGCTGCATTAGGCAGATTTCCAAAATTAATTACTTTTCTATAAATCGGTTTCCCATCTATCCATACTTTATTTGTTTTTACTTCGCTAGTTGAATATACTTCATTTTCAGCTTCGCCACTTCCAGCAGTAGCACTTAATACACCATTTTCATCAATACTTAAATTTTCGCCTACTTTGATACCACCTAAAGTGTCTGCACTAGCAATAGGTAATTCATAACTTGAACCTCCTTCACCACTGCTCCCACCGTTACTAGCTATCTTATTACTTCCTAAATATAATGCCATTAATCAACACCTGCCCATCTTTTTATAGTTGTTGCACTTCCTGTGTCACCTTTTAATTGTTCATAACTCATAGTTGTAACTACACTTCTTAATGCTACAAATTCTATTTTTGTGCCTACAACATCAATTGCGTTGACTAGCTCTATATTGTTACCATTAATGCTATATTCACTACTATTTAATTTAAATCCATTAATATAAACATCTAATATATCTAAATCACTTCTATAAGTTGTGCTGTTTAACGTTATAGGAATAATAGATATATTAGTTTCAGTAGTTATATAAATTCCATTATATTTTTGATAATAATTTATACTTTCATTCATATTTACCACCTTTTAATTACTATTGAAGATCCACCAGAACCCCCATCGCTTGCTTCACTCCACAACTCCCAAGCTGGAGTGTTATTACATCTATAAATATCTTTTTTATCTCCTACTGTGTAGACATCATTTTCATTCGCCAAGCTTTCATTACAAATCAAACGTGCACAACCAGCTTCTTCAAAACTAAATAAATACATTTCATCGTTATAATTGTAAATTTGGTTATTGTAATCATAAAAAGATATACTATCAAATCCACCTGTTATGTAATAATTACTATCGTTTGTTGTTGGCTGAATAGGTAATGAAGACCAACTTTTATACTTCAAGAAAGGCACATTACCATATAAATACATATTATCTGTTGTTAACGAATAAGAACTATCATAAACACGATATTTATAGAATGTTGTATCTTCTGTTATTAGTTGTAAAGTAGTTGTATCACTTATAGCTGATGTTCCCGAAGCTCCTACTTTGTAAACTTCCCCAACATAAGCTGCATAATTACTACGTCCTGCATAATATACAGGTTTATCAGGATCATATTCTATATGAAAGAAGAATGTAGTATATGTACTTGCTTTATTTTGAGCAACACCTATTTTTATTAATTCGGGGTAATTTGTACAAAATCCAAATCCTTGATCCCCATAATCAGTAACTCCACCCATACTTGAATTAAATTCATACAACCAATATTTCGCTCCTGCTTTTAATGTGGCAACAATTCCAGTAGAGCAAGCTACACTTGATGTTCTAGTTTTAAATTTTGTTACCGAACTACCATAAGAGTAATGATTTGATGTTTGTGTACCGCTTGTTTGTCCTGTTGTTGGTAATTGGTCTACTGAACTAACATATCCTTTATAATGTAGCAAGTCAGATACAGGAATAGCCTCTATTTTTTCTTCTACATAAGTCGTATCAACAAAATTACTATCGTTTGTTAATTCGCTTGTTTTTTTAGGTATATTCAAAGAAGCAATATCTTCTTCTGTAAAATAGTCAGTCCCTTTTACTGGTGTATAACCAGCTTCTCCTTGAATTCCTTGTTCTCCTTGAACACCTTGTATGCCTGGTTCTCCTCTAGGAATAACAAAATCAAGTATAGCGTTTTGATTTGTTCCACTATTTGTTACGCTTGCGTTAGATCCTGCTTCTCCTGTTGTTGTTGTACCTACTTCAATAGTTGCAGCAGTACCTCCACCTGTTGAACTTAATACTCCATTGCTATCTATCTCTAAATTATCTCCCACGATTATTCCACCTAGTGAGGTTTTACTAGCAATAGGTAAATCATGATATTTATAATTTCTTAATCTTCTTATTAAATATTTTCCATTATCAACTTTTACTATTATCTTTGTTGTACTTGATAAATCTTCTGGAATAGTAAAGCCTATATAATCGCTATCATAATTATCTGCCCTAACTCGCATATTCATTGTTCCATTTGTAGAATATAATGAATAAGGCATTTTAAATGTTAAATAATTATCTGTTGTTAGTAATACCGCAGAATTTAATATAGAACCGTCAACTTTAGTGAATTCAAAATATGGGTTTGTTACATCTGGTATATATACTTTTAATTCAATAGTGTTGTCGTTACTAGATATATTCGCATAATTTAATATGCTAGGTGTTTCTCTAACATCTATATTTAATAAATTTCTGATAGTATCACCTTCTTTTTTGCTATTTATAATTAACTAATTTTTAAAAGAATTATTTTGTAGTTATAAGTTGTATCTGAACTAACATTTGAATTTACTTGTATTTTTGTTCTAAAGAAATCTCCAAAGAATAAAACTGACATATGTTGTGGTTCTTCTCCTGCATTTTTTAAAAATCCATATATATATTGGTTTGATAATCCAAATGTTTGAGAAAGAACAACAGAATTATCTTTTGTAAATCCTTCGGGAAGTTCTAAATCTACCCAACCAGTAGTGTTTGAACCACTGTTAATAGTTGCTTGTCCACTTAAAATTGCAAAATCAGCTTTTGAATAAACTTCATAAGCACATTTGCTATCACTAAATCCTTTTACCATAAGCATTCCTCCTATCAAATAAGCAATAAATAATATTGCTATTAATATTTTTGCTTTCATAAATCACTCCTTATCTAATTTTTGTTTTAATTCTTCAATTAAATCTTGGAGTTCCTTTTCGTCTTATAATTTTATTGGTTTATGGGTTAGATAGGTATTAGAGGTATCTATCGACAATCGTCATTGCTGTCCCCATATAATTACCAACCATTTTTTTGTTCTGCCATCATTTTTCTTAATTCTATTTCAGATTGTTTAAACTCGTAATTATCCCAATCATTTTTCCATTCTTCACGGTCTAAATTCTTTAACAACAAGTGAATAGCTGATAAATTCCCATCAACTTCTTTTGTTGTTATTTCAGTATATTGAGTTTTATTTCCTGTCACTTCATCTTTTTTTAGATAAGTCTTTTTAGTTTCTAAAGAATGTTTGGTCGCTTGTCTTACAAGTTCTCCTCTTAAATCAATAATTAATTTTGCTTTAGCACCTTTAATAGTTTCTTTTAATTCGTTTTTTTCTTTATGGGCATTAAATGCACTAACTGAAATTCCTAATGCTTCACACACTTGTTTTTCGGTTGCTCCATTGCTTAACCATTCTTTAATCTTATCTAACTTTGGAAGTATAGTAGTATCGTAGACAGATTTTCTCCCTCTAGCTGCCATAAAACCACCTTATTGTTTGATTAAATTATCAGTACTTACAGCAGTACATATTCCAGTTACATCTAATACTGCTCTTTTTCCGTTTAATTCATCAATTCTATAAACATTGTTATATACGAATGAAGCTAAAGCTACTCCGTTATATGCTGGAGAACCATGTTTGATTTTTACCATATCTCCAACTTTAAATGTTACTGGGTTTGATGATCCACTCTTTCTTAATGAACTTTCATTGAACCAACCAATATTTCCAACTAAATATGGATATTTAGCTCCACTATTAATTCTTTTTATCTCTGTTGGAGTTGTTACTATAATAGATACAGCTCCTGTTCCATCGCTTGCTGCATAACCATTTGAAACAGATGTTACTTTATCTCCTACCTTAAATCCTGTTGAAGGTGTTGGTTTTGGTGTTGGAGTAGGTTTTGGAAAGTCTGCATTTAAATAATTTGTAGGATCTATTCTTGTATTTCCATTCCAAACTTCAAAATGTAAATGTGCTCCAAAAGAATGTCCTGTATTACCCATATAACCAATTACTTGTCCTTTTTTTACACTAGAACCGTTATTTACTGCAACAGTCCCATAAGCTATATGAGCATATAATGTATAATAACCATTCCCATGGTCAATTTTTACATAGTTACCATACGAATTTCCTGTGGTATCATTTTTTGTATAATCTTTTCTAACTGCGACTACTTTCCCATCACTATGTGCTATTAAATAATCGCAAGTATAATTTTTACCTACAATATCAATACCATTATGAATTCCAGCTTTATAAGATTGAGTTACTTCACAAGAACCACCTTTTAATACTCTACATGCTCTACTCATTTTCAAGTACCTCCTCAAAATCTTCATTTTCGCTTTCTTCTTTTGGTTGCATTACTTCCACTTCATTTAACTTTTGTTCTTCTACTATTTTTTCTAATTCTTCAAATGCCATATTATCACCCTTTCTGGTTTACTATTTGAAGCTTTTAATATATACCCCTTTTTCCCTCGCATAGCTTCTTATAGGGTATCCTGCCCACCTTTTACGGTACACCCTTACAAAAAAAGAGGTAACAATTCAGTAATTATATAAACCACCAAACTATTACCCTCCTCTTTTATTATTATATGAGTATAATATCTCCGACAATACCATATCATAAATAATATAAGATGTCAATATTATTTTTTATCTTTTTGTATTTTCTCACTATTACTAATTTTCTTATTTAACTTGGCTATTTCTTTTTCCTTTCTCTCTAATTCTAGATTTAATTTATTCAACTCTATTTCCTTGATAGATAATTCTTTTTTTAAATCTTTTTTTTCGTTAGAAAGCTTTTTACTTTGTTCCATATACTCAATATACAAATCAAAACTTTTTGACTTGTTTTCTAAATATTCAATATATTTTGTTTGCAAAGAAGCCAATTCACTTTCCGCAACATTTAATTTGTTTTCAATTTTATTTTTTTCTTTTCGTATGATCTCATTCTCTTTTATTAATTTTGTTTTATCTTTAAATATGTCAATTACCAACACTTTTCATTTTCTCCTTCAAACTATGTTTAAATTGCTCTTTCTTATCCTTGAATACATAATTACCACACCCAGGACAAATCATTTTTTCTACGTAACTTGGTATTACATTATAATTACCACATCTACATTTTATTCTTGCATCAGTTCTATTACTGAAATATCTACTATCTTCTTTGTATGTCATTAGTTCCCCTTTCTTCCTATCGGACAAGACAAGCTTGCCCTCCCCAAAAAATCAAAGATTTTTTGCATAATGTACTTCGTTTTTTGTTTCTTATGTTTTCTTGTTTATTCTTTACTTGTAGTTTTATATGTATATGTTATTAGAGTTCAGATTTAGAGATAGTTATAACTGGGCGCACACCGTAGCCGTTGCCATA